CTTAACCCCTTCGCCAAGTTTAAACACATCGGCATCTTGGCAAACCAATAGATCCATGTACCAGAATGTAATGGCTGAATGACCAGCCTTGGTTCTGTTTACATACGAGTTTAAGGTGTTAACCACCTCTGGAATTACCCTATTTACCAATACCAATGTGAGCGCATCCGTTGGTTCTGAGCTAAAAAACGCTATATTCCCGTACTTTAGATCCGTTTTGTTTATGAATGACTATGGTGTTTATGCCCTAGTCGGTTCAACCACATCTAAACTATCCGATGCACTAGATGGGGTTTTCCCTAATATCGACTTTAGCAACCCTGTTTATGCGGGTCAAGTCTTATTAAATAACATTTTGTGCGCAGTATTTAACTTTAGATACTACGATGCAACCTTTACCGAAAGCTATCGGTATGTCCAGGCTGTTTTCTTTGAGAAAAAGTGGTTTATCTCTAGCCAGGGCAACGATATTAAGTACATTACTTCCGTGCCTGAAGCTGGACAGATCGTAATTTATGGGGTTTCTAACGATAATTTGTACCGTTTGTATGCCGATGTAAGCAGCAACATTACAAGCCGTGTACAAACTGCCTTGTTACCGCTGACCGATCCAATTAGGACTAAGCAAGCCCTTAAATTTGGTATTGAAGCTACCCTTTCTACGGGTGGCGAACTTGAAGTAACGGTGGATTCGGAAGTCGGATCTTCTTCCCCATATACATTGGGTAACTATGTGACTTGGTACAACAATTCCAACATCACGATCCCTTGGATAAATAACAGTTCTACAGTAATATCATGGGTATTTACCAATGGTTATTATTTATACAAGTCCGATGCGCAACAATGGGGGAAATATTTAGGGTTAACCCAAACTTCCAACTCTGCTGGATTTGTGGTTAATACATTTGAACTTGAACATGAATTGAGAGTGAGGTTTTAAGATGGGAGTTCCATATACATTCGGCACAGCGACAACATCCATTCCGCTATCGCAACTCGATGCTAACTTTAACACCCCAGTAACCCTCGGAAATACGACAGTAGGACTTGGAAATACCGTTACTACGGTAGGAAACTTGACACTTACTAATGTCAACATTACTAGCGGAACGATCAATTCGGCTGTTGTGGTCGAAAGTTATGCTCTAGCTAACGCTGTTGTCTATAGCGATGCTGTCAAAGATGGTACAACCAGCGCTAATTTAACCTTTAACGGTACTACTTTTGCTGCCGTAAACGATGCAACTATCTCAGGTCTTACTGTTGGTAAGGGTGGTGGTAGTCAAACAAGTAACACCGCTACTGGACTACAAGCGTTAAATGCAAACACAAGCGGAAACCCAAACAGTGCATTTGGTTATGCTGCTATGCAACTTAATACAACAGGTGGCGGTAATAGTTCTTTTGGTTATTTGGCATTACAACAAAACACTACTGGTAATAATAATACTGCTACTGGTGACCAAGCACTACGATTTAACACCACCGCATCTAATAGCACTGCTGTCGGTTACCAAGCTGGGTATAGTGGTACTACTAGTGGAAATAACACTTTAATAGGTTATCAAGCTGGTTATGCTAATACTGCATTTGATAATACTTTTGTAGGCTATCAATCAGGTGCGGCTAATACAACAGGAACAAACAATACGGCTATTGGTCTTTTTTCTTTATTAAGCAATACAACTGGTTCAAGTGTTACGGCATTAGGTCGTGATGCACTACGCTTTAACACCACCGCATCTAATAACACAGCAGTAGGTTATCAGGCTGGATATAGTGGAACGACATCTCCAAGTAATACTTTTATCGGTTATCAAGCTGGATATTCAATAACAACTGGAAATGGATTTAATACGGCAGCTGGTTTTTCGGCTTTAGATGCTTGTACAACTGGATATGAAAACTGTGCATTTGGTAAAGATACTTTAGGTGCAGTAACTACTGGACAAGGAAATTCTGCCCTTGGTATAGCTGCTGGTTCTGGTCTTACAACTGGAACTCTTAATACTTTTATTGGTAGAACTTGTGCTATAGATGCAACAACTGGAAGCAATAATACCGCAATAGGTTATGAAGCGGGTAGAGCTGCATCACCTTTTAATATAACAACACAATCTAACCGAGTTGTTATGGGTGACAATGGTATTACAAATGCTTATATTCAAGTAGCTTGGACTGTTGTTTCTGATGCAAGAGATAAAACAGATGTAAAACCAGCCACTTATGGTTTAGATTTTGTTAAAAAATTAAAGCCAGTAACTTACAAATGGGATAAGCGAAGCAAATATAAAAATGCAACTCCAGATGGAACTCATAAAGAAGTAAAAACAAATATTGGTTTCTTGGCTCAAGACGTTATTGCCCTTGAAAAAGAATTTGGTGCAACAGCACAAGATTTGTTGGTAGCAGATGATGAGCAAGAAGAAAACCTTAAAATTACAGAATCCAAAATGATTCCTGTTTTAGTAAAAGCAATTCAAGAACTCAAAGCAGAAGTAGATTCACTAAAAGCACAACTTAACAAATAGGAGCAGATATGACTGATATTCAAGAAATCACCGCAGAAGAAATTGCGAAACACTATAGTGCCGCACTCGATTCGGTGGCTTTGATTAACAACGGAAAGCCCGAAGATATGGAAGCAGACGAATGGGCTGATTGTCTAGATCGTAATGTTGAGCATTTAAAAATAATGGTAGCTAAAGACTTTATGAAAGATCAAGATTTAGCACCGTTAAAAGCAGCAATTACAAAAGGTAGTAAGTAATTTTTTATAGGGGATAAACATGGAAATTAAATTAACTTTAGATGTCAACGCTGTGAACTATATTTTGCAAACTCTTGGTAATCTGCCTAGCCATACTGGTGCTTGGGATTTGATTAAGACCATTAAAGAGCAAGCAGATCCTCAAGTTCCAACGCCATCTGAGGATACTGTCCAATAAGGAGAGCGCTTTGGGAATTCAAGCCTTTACAAAGACTGGCAATACGGTTACTTTTTTAGCCGCCACAACTGCTCCCGCAGCCGTTCAATGCGTATCCACAACTTTAGGTGGAAACCAATATCGAGTGATTAATTCAGGCGCAGTCACCGTATTTTTGGGTTACGGTACAAGCGCAGCTTTAGCAAATGCAGCAGCAGCCGTTGTCACTACAACTGGTGAAGCGTTTCCATTACTTGCTGGTACAGACGAAATTTTGACTTTTGTACCCAATGCGTATTTCACAGGAATTACGGCAAGTGGTAACGCTACCGTTTACATTACCCCAGGTGATGGACTCTAACTATGTTAAAAACAGTCAGCTCAGTAGCCAATGCGATCGGTGCTTTAAATTACAAAGGCACTTGGGATGCGCAAAATAATACTCCTACTCTTGTTTCTAGTGTTGGAACAAAGGGTGATTATTATGTAGTTTCTGTAGCTGGCAATACCGACCTAAATGGCGAAACGCTATGGGGTGTTGGAGATTGGGCGGTATTCAATGGATCAATTTGGCAAAAAGTTGAAGGTGGTGATACTGGGTACTTTACAGATATTACAATTACCACGCTTACTGGCTATCTGTATGGAAATAACACTAGTCCTGTTACTGCTAGTACAACTATTCCTGTTGTGGATGTTATTGGCGCAGTTCCGAACACAGTTAATATTCTCGCTGGTACTGGTCTTAACGGTGGTGGCGCTCTTACTGGAAATGTCACTTTAGATATTGCAAACACTACCGTAATTGCTGGAAACTATGGATCTGCAACAGAAGTCGGTACTTTTACAGTTAATGGACAAGGGCAACTTACAAGTGCATCCAATGTTACGATTACTGGCACTTCTCCTGGTGGTGCTGCTGGCGGTGATCTTTCTGGTACTTATCCAAATCCTTCGCTTAACACTTCTGGCGTTATTGCGGGCATCTATGGCAATGCAACAACTGTTAGCCAAGTTACGGTCGATGCAAAAGGAAGAATAACTACCGCAGCCAATGTCACGATTGCTAGCACGACTTTAGGTAATGCCGCACTAACTCCTGGTCAAACGACTACGACAGTCGGTAACCTAACCATACAAAATATTACTATTCCTAGCGGAACAATGAATGTGTCTGTTATTAACAGTACGGCTAATGTGACGGCTAATGCAACTTTCTTAACCTCTAGCTTACCGCTTGATCCTGAAGGCTATATTGTCATTACCCTAAATGGATCGGCTAAAAAGATACCTTACTACTCTGTTTAATTATGGACCAAGCGACTAATCTACTAATTGACGAAACACGGGCAAAGCTAAATACCCATGAAGCAGTATGCGAACTGCGCTATGAGAGTATTTGCGCCCGTTTAAAGCGTATTGAAACCATTTTAATTACGGCTGCTGGCTTTATTGTGGCTTCTTTAGTAACTATTGCCTTAAAAATACATTAATGGATTTCGAAACTCTCTCTATCGTCAAATTTGGGGATGTTGATTCCCTAGGAGAGTTCCTTTTTGAGAATGGTACGCAGCATAAGCTGTTTCAGGAAACCTTTATGGACCAAGGCATCTCTGTACCAGTCTATCCGATCACCGATGCGAGTGTTGACAACCTAGATGACTGGTTATTGGCTCACCAGGTCGAACATCAAGCCTTTGCAACCCTTTTAAACCTCAATAATCCCTTTAATTTACTCGATGTTGACTTCAATAATGAGGAAGATTTCTACGATTGGATCGCTTCTCACCTCTATATTCACCAACAAATTGCTGCTGGACTAGGACTATAAATTATGGCTACGAAACCACTTTCCCCCTCCCCAGAAAAAATGGAAAATGACGCACCGCAACAAATAGATGTTGAGGTGGTAGAGCTTATTAAGCGAAAGGGCAGCCCTGAAGAATCGCCTGAAGTAAAGAAAGCGAAGAACGATTTGCGCAGAATTATCAAACAAGTCGGTATTGATCCAATGCGAATCATTCAAGCTGGAAAATATGCTGAAGAAGCACTAACCAATCCAGCCATGTATCCTATTGCCATTGAGGTAGCAATTAGAGAAAATCTTATATCAGAGAGTGACATAGAACCAGGTGGTATTAATTACAAGCTATTAGCTGCTGGGATAACGGCTGGTAAGTTAACGCAAGAATTATTAGATGAAGGAGCGCTCTAATGGGACAAGCAGCACCAGTCATTATGACAGCCGTAGCCGTTGTTGCTACTGTTTATGCTGGACCAGCCGTAGGAGCTGCAATTGCTAAAGGAATGGGCGCTACTTTAGGCGCTACTGCGACTGCTGCCCTTGGAGCTGCTGCAATTGGTGGTGCTACTAGCGCTGTTAATGCTGCCATTGCGGGAGGTAATGTGGATGATGTCTTAAAAGCTGGCGCTATCGGAGCTGCTGCTGGAGCTGTTGGTGGAGCTGTAAGCGCCAATGTACCCGCTGGTGCTGGTGCAGTAGGTCGTGGCGCTCTTGGTGGCGCTGCTTCAGGCGCTACAGGCGCATCTCTGCGTGGTCGTGATGTTGGTACTGGAGCGATTGTTGGTGGTGTAGCTGGTGCAGTAGGCGGTGGACTACGAGAAGGATTAACAGACACTAGTATTGGTGATGTGGAAGCTCAAGAAGGCGGTTTTTATGGCGAGCCTGGCGTTGAAGGAACAAGCACAGGATTAAGCCCAGAATTGGCTGCCGCCATTGCAAGCTTTGGAGCTGGTCAAGCTGCACAGTTAACTGCACAAAACCTTGCGCCAACACCAACTACAAGACAAGCAACAACACAAACAGCACAAACTCAAACCTTAGCTCCAGGTGGCGATGTCACTACGACTGGACAACCATCACCAGGATCTTCAGCATTGGCTCAAGCTTTACGAGCTGGATCTCCAGTTCTCGGTGGTGGCGAAGGTCAAACTTCTGCAAGACCAGTATGGAATATTGCATCTCTACGCACTAAAGATGAAACAGGGAGTTAACAATGGCTAAATTTTTAATGAAATCTCTTAAAACGGATTTGCCAGCATTGGCAGAATTGATCCGTTCTCAAGGTCGAGGAAGGGATACAGTCTTAGCCCACATCACTCCACAGGAAGCAGCGCTTCTTAAAAAGCGTGGTGGATCAGGAACAATGAATCCAGCAACGGGGTTACCTGAGTTTCAAGAAGATTATGGTCCTACTTATCAAGAATTGGGCTATACACCTCCAGATGTGCAACCAACCGAAATTGACTATAGCTCATATCGTAATTATCAACCACCAGAAGAACCTATTAGTTACAGAGGTTTTGAACCTGGTGGTCGTTTTGAGCCAACTCCAGAAATGGCAAAAGACATTTTTGAAATTCCAGATCAAGGTTACCAACCATTTAGCCAACTTGATGTTGGTGGTGTTTATCCTGGTGGTGGTCAAGCACCTCCAGCAACTACTGGTGTTGAAAGATCAACCATTGATATTGAGCCAACAAGAAGCGTTATGGAGCGTCTTGGGCTTACCGAAAAAGATATACCTCGCCTTGGTTTAGGCGCATTGTTGACGGGTGGATTGACAGCTTCAAATTTAGCAAGAACTCGTCAAGCCCAAAGACAATCTGAACAATCTAGAGAAGAATTAGCTAGACTTGGCAGACCATATCAAGCAGTCGGCACACAATTGCGTACTGCTGCTGAACGAGGTGAGCTTACTCCAGCTAATCAGCAAATCTTAAATGCTGCTAGAGCGCAATTAGCGCAAGGTGTTGCAACCCGTGGTGGTGTGGGCGCAGCACAAATGCAAAACCAAATAACCGATTTGACTAATCGTTTACTGCAAAATCAATTTGATCTTGGATTAAAGGTTAGTAATATTGGTGACCAATACATCCAAGGTGCTATCCGTACTGGATTACAGGCAGATCAAGCAATTAACGCAGCAAATCAACAGTTCTATATGCAATTGGCTTCTTTGGCTGCTCCGTTTATTCTTGGTCAAGCACCAGTTTACCAAGTAACAACTCCAAGTAGGAGAGTGTAATGGCTGAAATGGACATTGGTTTTGGTCCTGGAAAGTTTAGTCCAGACCTAAATACTCAAATGGGTGGCATTGATCCGTTGCTACAAAAGGCAGCAAAGATCAAATCACCAGAAGAAGGCATTGGCGTAGGTGTTGAACTAGCCGAGCAAGAAAGGCGTTTAGGAGAACGGGAAACTGCCGCTAAGATTAAAAAAGAAAAGGCGCTTCCTGATATTGAAGCAGCTTATTTGGCTGAACAAGGAAAATATGTAAAAGAAGCTAAAAGCCGTGAACAAGCCATTATGGATGAAGCGGAACGGGCTATGAGCGAGTTCACCGTAAGCAAAGATACATTGGGTGGAATGGCTACTCTTGCTAGCGTTATCGGTATTTTGGGATCGTTAGCTGGTAATACTGGTGGCAGACAAGCTGGTTTAGGCGCTATCAAGTCCATGACTGGCATGATGGCTGGATACCAGAAAGGTCGTGCCGATGAGTTTAGACGGGATCAAATTGAGTTTGACAAACAATATAAGATCCTTCAAGGCAAGCTTGAAAGAGCCAGCAAGGAATTTGACCGTGCTATCTCTATGATGCCATACAACATGGCTGAAGCACAAAAGATTAAAAATACTGCACTTGCCGAGCTAAATAGCGAAATTATTACTGCTGTGGATGCCAAGCAAGGAATTACTAGAGCTAACGCCATTTTAAAACAAGCTGTTGATGTTGCAAATCAAAACTTAAATCGTGCGAATCAATTAAAGATTGCAGAAATGAGATCTTCTGGCGGTGCTGGCGGCAAGATTCCAAAAGAAATGATCCAAGCACATAGCCTTAGAGAAAAAATAATTCCGCAATTAGAAGAAGCGTTGCCAATTTTGACTAGATTGCAAACGGAAGGTAAGTGGGATGAGCTTTCTGGCTTAATTGGAGTGGATAACCGATTGGCTGAATACAACTTTAGGGATGATCCAGAAGCAATTAAGCTTATTAGAACCCTAGCTTTATTCAGAAGTTCTGAGTTTGAAACTGCTGGTAAAGCTTTAACTAAGGTAGAAAATAAAATTCTTGCTCCTTTATACCAATCTGGTTTTAGACCTTATGAAGCCGTTAATAACGCTATTAATCAAAGTTTGGGAGAGATGCGCAAAGAACAATTGCGTTTAGAGCGCCAATATCCTAATTTAAGACCTCAAGAGGATAATTTGCCACCAGTTCCGCAGCCTACACAAACTCCACAAGCAGCACCCAAAGTCATGCCTACTGGTACACGACTGAAGGCTTATGCAGATGCAAATTTTAATGGTGACGAACAAGCAGCAAAAGATTATTTGGCTACGCAAGGATATAAATAATGGTTGATATAGGCGATCTTCCAAAGCCACAGAAAACGAACATTTCTGACTTGCCAGTTCCAAAACCAAAGGCAAGTGAAAATTCAGAAGTTCCTATTGTTCCAGAAGTAAAAATTGAAGAACCTAAAGCGCCTAGAAAAACCATGCTTGAAAAAGGCAAAGATGTTTTGGAATCCGTTGGTACTGGGGGTGCTGTCGGCTATTTGATGCCAGAGATTATGACTGGTGCTGGTATGGTTGCTCCCGCCATTCCTGGTGGAGCTGCTGTTGCGCCATTCCTATTGGCTGGTGGTCAATTGGCAAGAAGCGCACGATTGCGTGGTGCGGCTGCTGGCGCTATCTCAGGTGGTGGCGCTGAACTTGCTGGCAAGGTAGTTCCTGGTGGAGAAAAGGTTGTTGCTGACATTCCAGGAATTCAAGTTACTCGGAAAAACATAGCTGAAACGATTGGTGGTTTTTTAGGACCAGGAGCGTTTACAACAGCTACAACTTTGATGCAAGCACCAACTGGAGTGAAAACTCTACTAGCTGGAGCTAAAAAGCTAATTGGTGGTGAAAGCGAGTTTGTTGAAGCTGCGACTAGAGAGTTAGCTAACTTTAGAAACAAAGTACCGCTTAATCAATTTTTAGAATCGGATCGCTTACGGGTATCAAAAACAGATACCGATGCGTATCGTCAAGTATTTGATACATTAAAAAATGCCGATCAAAAGATACAGGCAGAGGTATCAGAAAACATTACTAAAGCACAAACTCAAGCAAATCAAATACTTGCAGACTATCGCACCCGTGCAGAAAAAGCATTATTTGTTAGCCGTGATGAAGCAAAGCGTATTAGAGATGAAGGCGATGCAAGAGCAAAGTCTATTATTGATGCTTCTGTGATTGATGCTCAACGCAAACTAGGGATTTCAGGTCGTGCCAAAGCTGCTGGAGAACAAGCTACAGTTCGTGCAAGAGATACATTAACCCAAATTGGCGATCTAAATGCACCATTATCAAACATTGGCTCAAGCCTACAAAATAGGGTTGTTCAAGTTGTAAGCGATGAGCAAAAAGCGATTAATGAAGCTTATCAAACAGCTAAAACAAATGTTGATAATCTAGTTCGTAGTAAAGAAGCGCAAGGAATTGGTATTCAATCGACTAAAGAATTTACCGATTTAAAAGATTTTTTAAACAAGCAATTAGTCCGTGGTAAGCCTGGCAAGGATGTAAAATTTGCACCCGTTACTGAATCTCAATTAAAAGGCACTTATGAAAATATCCTTAAATCTATTGACGATCAAGTCATTTATGAAGGAATTGATGCTCAAACTGGACAGCCTATTGCTAGAAAAGTTCCGACTGCGTTTGAAGCAATGGATCACATCCGTAGGCGCTTGGGTGAAGTCTTTAACGGTAAAGAAGTAGCTGGATTCAAGGGTTTACAAAAACAACAAGCTGCTGATTTATATGACAAAATCCGTCAAGCCCAGGTTGCATACGCTGGTGGCAAAGGTGGAGAGTTTGATTCTTTATTGAAAAACTATGCGGAAAGCAATGAGCTTTTAAATGCTTTAAAGATACCCGCTGGCAAGAAACTCATTAAAACCGATCAGATTAACCCAGAATACCTAACTTACGATCCTTCTGGATTGCCAGGAGAGTTCTTCTCTAGTGAGAAAAAGGTCCGAGATTTATTAAATCTGACCAGAGATCCAAATTTAGTAGAAAAAGCGGCTTCTGACTATGTTGCTAGAACCCTACGGGATAGCAATGCTAAACAAGTAGAGCAGTTTTCCTATAATAATCAAGAGTGGTTAGACCTTTTTCCTAACCTTTCAAATCGTGTTAAAAATCATTTGGCAGCCGTTAGCCGTGCTGAATCCGTTGTTCCTAAGACGACTGCTCTTGCCCAAGGTTTAAAAACCGAAATGAAAGCGTTGCCTGGAGCTGCTCAAACCGCAGCAGACAAAGCCAGATCCGATGCTGAAAAGGCTGCTAATGCCGCCCTAGTCGAAGGACAAAAGAGCGCCAAGCAAATAACCAAAGAAGGCGAGCAAAAAGCAAAAGAATTGATGGGTGCTGCTGGCAAACTCAGGCAATTAGGCATGACTGGTGATCCAGTTAGAGAGATTGAAAAACTCATTCTTGGTGGTCAAACCGATAGGCTAAATCAATTAGCACCGCTTATTCGCTCAGACAAACAAGTTCTTGCTGCTTTCAATGAAGCTGTTAACACGACTTTATCTAGGGCTACACCAGGTACGGTTGGTGACAATTGGAATCGCTTAATTAAGCCAGCGCTAGAAAACAATCAGCTTATTACCCCAGCTCGATCCAAAGAAATATCGGATCGTATTCGTGTGGTTGAGATGACACTTGAGCCAACAAATGCTGCTCAAACAGCACGGTGGATTATTAAGACCAGCTTGACTACTGCTGCTGGCGCTGCTGCTGGAGATTAAATGGCTAAGAAACAAAAGGGTTTGAACCCCGAACTTGAAACCGCCATTGAGAAGCTACTAGCCGATGTGATGGCTGATCCGATGGCATCCTTGACCGACAAGTGCAAGGTGCTAGATCGTGCTATTAATGTGGAAAAGCTGAAACAGAAGATTTCAGACGATGAATGGGGTAGTGGCTTTATTGCAACAGATGATGAGGAAGGTTAAACTATGAACTTGTTTAATCACTCAGGGGATATACATGGAAGCTGTAGCACTTATTCGACTAGCATTAAAGGTCATCTCAGACCGTTTAATGGTGATTCTGGCACTAGCACTATCGTTCAGTCTAGCTTGCTGGACAATGTACGAACCAACTCTGGAAAGACTGGGAACTATGGCTTTTTTCTGCCTTTTCAGCTATCTTCTACTCAACACACGAAAGAAGGATTCAAATGAAAAACATGATGAAGGAATATCTCAGTAAAGAGCTTTCTGAGGAAGAAAACGAGCCACGCAATTCCGTTGGCAAAGCCATGCGCTCTGCCACAATTACCGATGCAATGATGCGTGGTAAGCCAAGTCGCACCAATCCAATGGGCTATATGTCGATGCAATGCTTTTCTGGTAGCCCAGATCAGCGTAAGTCGCCAACTTCCAAGCCTGGCAACGCTGGTGGAAAGGACATCATCTAATGGGAATCATGGCTTTTACCCCCATGGGGAACACCGTTACTTTTGTTGCGGCTGCTACTGCACCAACCCCAGTAAGAGCTTTGTCAACAACCATTGGTGGTACACAGTACCGAGTTAACAATAGTGGCAATGTGGCTGTTTACCTAGGTTTTGGTGATACTTCTGCTGCTGCTAGCACAATGGCAAATGCGACTATTGTTGGATCGACTATTGTGATGAACGCTAATAGCGTTGAAGTATTTACCTTTAATGCTAATGTGTACTTTACTGGCGCAACCTTAAGCGGAACTTCTATTGTGTCCATTACTCCTGGAGATGGACTGTAATGCTGCGGTCTGCGGGATCGGTCACAATCAACATTACTGGCGCTGGTGGTAATTTAGCCTACGGATCGTTTTATAGCTCTGTTGACCAAACTGCAACTGCGAATACTGCTGTTGCTATGGCTACTGAATCAACTGCCGATGCAAGCGGTGTAAGCATTGATGATAATGGATCTGGCAAAAAGACCAGGATTACATTTGCCAATGTTGGCACATACAACATTCAGTTTTCAGCACAGTTTTACAACACGGGTGGCGGTGGTTCTGGACAAACAGTAACAATATGGTTTGCTTTAAATGGCAGCAATATTGCAGATTCATCTACCAAACTCATTGTTCCATCTAACGCACCTTTTGTTGTGGCAGCATGGAATTTTATTGAAAGCGTTACTGCTGGACAATATATGGAAATTTATTGGTTAACAGATAACTCTAATATTAGGCTTGAACACATTGATGCAACGGCTACAGTACCAGCCGTGCCATCAGTAATTATTACGGCACAACAAATACGATGATTTATGACAGACGAACTGGGGTTATCTGCTGGTGCTAAAGGCATCAGCGAGGGGATAAAGACTGGTCGAGAAGCTGGCAAAGAGATAGCAAAGAACATCGAGGATGTTCAAAAAGAAGCGGTAGATGTAGCAAGACAAAGAGCGCAAGCCAAGATTCGTGAGCGCAGAGAAGCAGAGTTAAAGAAGGAAAGGGCAATATTTAAAGCCCTTGAGGAGTACAAGCACCGAAAGAAAATTTCGGATGAGGAATACAAGTTACGCATAGACTTTATAAAGCAGCACGGTACTAAAGAGTGGGATAAGTTAATACAGATTAAGACTGAGATTGAGAAGCTAGAGAAGGCAGATAAAGATTATTTTGATGCGGAACTCAGCAAGGTTCGACAAGTTCAGTTTTGGTGTTTTTTGGCAGCAGCTTGGATTGCTTATTACATGGTATGGGGTGTTAAAAAATGATGGATGCACTAGTAGGAATACTTAAAGGCGTTGCGCCAGTTTTGGCTACTGCCGTGGCTGGACCAGCTGGAGGTGCTGCTGTAGGCTGGATTGCCAGCAAGTTAGGCATTGATGACGATACCATTGAAGGCGTTACCAAAGCCCTTACTGGAAACCCAGAGATGACACTAAAGCTCAAAGAGCTAGACCTAGAGTACGCCAAACTAGAAGTGCAAGATCGAGATTCTGCCAGACAAGCCTACGCTGCTGTAGCGACAAGCGAGAACGCTACTGCGCTTGATAAGATGGTTGTGCCACTCTTAGCGCTTGGTGTGGTTGGATTAGCGTTTACCCTAATCGGTGTTCTTATGTTTGTTAATACACCACAAGATCAGCAACAAATTATCATTTTTGCGCTAGGATTTATTACAAGCGCTGCTGGTCAAGTCCTATCGTTTTACTTTGGATCTAGCCAAGGCAGTAAGGAAAAGTCTAAAGAAATTGAATTGATGATGAAAAAATGAGTACATCACTAACCCCGCACTTTACCCTTGAAGAACTAACCCATACCGATCATCGGCAGTTTGATAACACGCCAAACACGGATGAGCTTGCCAACCTGGTTCGCCTTGCCAAATTCCTAGAGCAAGTTAAAGATGTGCTTGGTGGCAAGCCAATAATGATTAATTCGGCTTTTCGCTGCAAGCAAGTTAACGATGCCGTGGGATCTAAGGATACTAGCCAGCACCGCATTGGATGTGCTGCTGACATTCGTGTTCCAGGCATGACACCCGATGAGGTGGTCAAGGCTGTAATGGCTGCTGGACTTGGATACGATCAGATTATTCGGGAGTTTGATCGGTGGACACATATCTCGATCCCTAACAACCCAGAGGACAAGCCACGCCAACAGGCTTTAATCATAGACAAACAAGGAACACGCCAATATGCCGCTTAAAAAAGGTAGTAGTGACATGACAGTTTCATCCAATATCAGCAAGATGGTGAAGGAAGGTCGCCCTCAAAAGCAAGCTATCGCCATTGCATTACGCACCGCTGGTAAACCAAAACCCCGTCAATCTAGGAAAGGAAGTCGATAATGGAAAAAGAGAAACCAATGCAACCCATTGAGGATCGAAACAAGTCTGCCCGTCAAATGGAGATGGAAGGTGGTGAGCGTGAAGCTGCTGCTGGTCGTATGTACTCCGATGCAGCCATGAAGCGTGATGCCATGAAGAAGGCTTCTGGTCGTAAGATGAAGCGTTAATGGCTAAGAAGAATCCTAGCTTATCGGTAGGGCGTGGCGAGAAGCTTTCTGTAAAGGCTGGTGCTGGCTTGACTGCTAAAGGTCGAGCAAAGTACAACAGAGCTACAGGAAGCGATCTCAAAGCACCCGCACCGAATCCCCGTACCAAGTCTGAAAAAGGTCGTAAGGCATCATTCTGCGCCCGTATGTCTGGAGTTGTGCGCAAGGCTAAAGGACCAGCGACTAGGGCTAAAGCATCGTTAAGGAGATGGAAATGCCGATAAAGAAGGGTTTGTACTACAACATCAACAAGCGCAGAGAGAAGGGCTTACCTCCCAAAGAGCCAGGACAGAAAGGCTATCCAACCAAGGAAGCCTTTGTCCGTTCTGCTAAGACTGCAAAGCGCAAGACTAAGCGCTGATATAGCTGATTACGCCTTGACCTAGATTATCAACATCCTGGTCTTGGCATAGCAGCAAATCCATGTACCAGAATGTAATGGCTGACTGCCCAGCTTTCATGCGATTGACATACGCATTAAGACTATTAACCACATCCCAATCCTTAGTAAATCCAATTAGACATCCGTAGTTGTCAAACATCCAGATATTGTTGTAACCAAGATTAGACAAGCGCTGGTTCATAGCAAAGTATTTCTCATACTGCCAGGGTTCTTTGAAGTCCTCCTCAATATAGATCGGTGGCTTCTGGTTAAATGAGTAGCTATCCAATACATCCCAGTCATAGCCATCCACATCAACCTTGAGCAATCCTATATCGCCAACCTCAAACTCCTCTAAGACCTTATCCAGTAGCTTGAACTGCGTACCAATCTTTGCTTTATCTACCTGGATCTTATTGCTGACCAAGCGAATGTTGTTGCGCAAATGCAACAAGTGTTTGTCCTCTGGTTCAATGCAGACAAACTCTAGCGCTGGATTATTTGATCCCATAGCGACTGCTAGCGCACCACAATTAGCGCCAACATCCACCACAGTACCCGATAGATACTGCGCCATATGTGGTAAGAAGCGATCATACAAGCGGTACTTCTCTTGATAGACAGCGACTAAGTTCTCATCATTGAACTCAAGCTCTAGGTTATTAATGGTAATTTTCTTCATGGTTATTCCGTTGGCGTGAGTTGACCTTCAAAGGTGTAAGTGCCAATGTGCGCTAACTGACACCACGGTGCTGCGTGTACCTGACCTCCAGCTTCCCGCCAAATACGGCAGAAGTGATAGTCCTCAGAGAGCAATCGGTTTGTGCCTGGCTCAATGGATGTCGTAAAGAACTCCTTGATTGGCTCAGACTGCTTCATCTTGCCACCGAGATCCACCACATCATTGGAGTAGCTTGGCACTAGCTCACCTAGCTTCTCAAACACCTCACGCTTAATCAGCATGAAGCCTGTACCGCCATTGAATATCTCGACTGGCATATTGATTGGCACAGTCACCTCGCCAACATAGTTCACCAGGTTGACTACGAAGCTACCCGTATGGCTTTTGAGTTGATCGAATGGGACACCACGATCCATGGCAGCTTTAACCGAGTGCCAGTTAATCTCCTTCTTAGGGTAGATTCCGCACAGAATATCCTTATCAGCACGGATCATGTGGATCACATCCTCTGCCCTAAACTTAATATCCGAATCAATAAACATTAGGTGTGAGCAATCCGTTTTCATAAAGGTATGAGTAAGGGAGTTCCTGGCTCTGGTAATCAAGCTCTCATTGAACATAAAGCTAAACTCAGCATCCACGCCATTTGCCTGGCAAGTGGTCAATAACTGGATGATGGACTGCGTATAAAAGCCAGCGCACATCCCGCCATACATAGGCGTTGCAATAAATATCTTCGGTTTCTTAGTGTTTTCTTCCATCTTTAAATTCCTCAATTGGTATTAGTTGATCTTCCGTCATCACATAGTTATCGTGATAACCTAGGTTTTTAATCTCTGCGTGTTTGAAGAAGTCATCCCGTGTAATAGCGCCAGCAATTTCAACCAAGAAGTCTTGGTGATAGCGCACCAGAATGGCAGCATCGGCTTTGAAGTGTGCATGGCTTTGGAATAACAAAAGCTTTGCCCGTGTGGTCTTGACATCGACCTTCATGCCCTGATATTCAAAATCCCAACCTGGATCACCCCCCAAATAATTTTCGAGATTTACGGGAATATCCAGATACTTACTGACAGCCCACTCGCCTGTTAATCCTTCCCTAGCAAGCTGGAAGTTATCCCGCTTCTGATCCACACGCTTATGGTTAATTAGTCCTTTGTCACGCTTGAAACTGCATCGGTCTGCTGCTGCCCATGCGATCTCATATGTATCCAAACTTGATAAGAAATAGATCATATCTTGCCAAACACCCAGCTCAGTAAGAAGGCAACTAGAATCATCATAAAGATGACTAGTCCTTTGCTAACGATGTCTAAGAAACTATCTTGATTGTCATCATCAAAGTTCATCATTTCACCGCCATTAGAGTAAATATGCCAAGAAACAAAATAATCAAATAAGCAAAGTATTTGACTTGTTCTCTGCGTTGCTGTTCCCACTCCCCTAGCAATACGCTTTGAATGAACTCATTGTCATCATTCATGTAATTGACTGGTGGTGGCACATAGCGACTGCCAATCTTGATCTTGCCTGTGTTGTATGGTACTGGTTTCATCTCATCTCCCCGTTAGTGCCAGCAGCTCAAATAGGTGGCTGGCGCACCTTACCTAACTATCCTTGCGGATTCTCATCTGAGCTTGAGGGGATTACTTCAATCATTACTACGCACCCGCCATTCTTCATTGGTAACCCCCGTTCAATCAATAGCTTTTCCACCTGGACATCGGAATCAAATATGCCAGCGTGTTCGCAAGCATCTAGTATTGCTTTGGCGCAGTTATCAATATCCATCAGCTTCTTGCTGCGTGGTCTTAAAACAATATGCACACTCAATGCTTGATCGCCCAATTTTGGCACTCCATGTTCAATGACATACTCCGCTACGGCTTGACGAAATAGGACACCACGCTTACTGATAAACCTACGGTGTCCACTCGCTATCCAATAATTGTTAATTGATGGTGGGTATGGCAGCTCTAATAACATAAAAGGTGGGGTACTCACTATGGGGTAATGCAAGTGTGAAGTTAGCTTTCCCCCGCAACTTAACAGCTAATCGGCTTAAATGGTCCTTGTGTGCCTACATCCCAGCAGCACATACCACCACGCCCATCGGGTTGGCATTTAACTTGCGCAGATACACTAAAGGACAACATAGCGAGTAAAGCAATAGCGACTAATTTTTTCATGGCTTTTCCTTAAAATGGCACATCTGAATCTTTAACATGGTTTACTTCCCGTGGATATTCCTGGTTGTTTTGTGGCTTCCAGTTATCCTCTGACAAACTAATGAGCTGCCCTTTTGGGGTATTCTTAGTCCAGCCAGCAATCTTGAGCGTTTGCCCAGCCTTGTAGTCCTCGGAAAGCAAGAGCGTTCCTTTCCAGTCTGGCGCTTTATCGTGCTTCTTATCGTTGTTTCCAAACAACACACCTTTACCCATTTGGGCAATATGTCCATTAGCCATTTAATCTCTCCTTAGTTCAGCTATGCGGTTTAAAAATTTTGCAGTTTGATTACCACTCCAAGTCCGTGTAAACGCATCATTGACTTTTCGTAGCTGGTTGTACTTCATGGTTTTTTCTTTGTCGTCATACTTAGACGAATCCTGGATACGCTTGAATATGTCTAGGAAGCCTTCCATCCAATCATCTAGGTTTAAGAAGGTTGCATACGGTTCTTCCTGTCCAGGCACATACAAGTGCAGCTTATGGATCATGTTGCCGAAGTTACCCTTGGGAATCTCTGGCACTGCTTCCTTGACTGGCACATCCTCTTTAATGGTCATTAGATCAACCACGCCTGTTTCTGGATCAACGACTACGCTACCCATATCCTTTGGCTTGGGTGGTTCAAAATCGCTTACTTCTTCAACGGAATAGAACCCTTGAACACTTCCTGGAAACACCGATCGTATACCTTCTGAAATGCATCGGGATCTGAGCATGGCTCTTGGAAACTTCTGCCAGCCCGAACCTGGTTTAACAAGCCCGATTTTGGTTGCTTGTTCGATAGTCCAGGTGACAGATAACTCTCCACCGTTGGGGTGACTGAATACGCCTGTAACTTTCTCATCGGTATAGTCCTTCCAATCTACCTTACCACCCGCATTTTGAAACCGTGCAAGCATGGCATCGGCTTTTAATGCTGGTCTGCCTTGGATGATATGAAAATCCCGTGCTGCTGTTGCTGGGTGCATACCTTCCGCCTGTGCGACTGCCATCAGCGCTAATACGCTGTTGGTGTCCTTCATGCCGAACAATCCGCTTTTGGCTATTGCTTCAGCCATCTGCGACATATCGGTAAAACTAACGATATTTGACATCTTATCCCCTTTCATTAGGTATTACTTCACTAAAAATCTACGGCTGCCAGGCTGCTCAATGACAAACTGCTCATAAATATCAGGCATGGCTTGTTTAAAGAGATCACTAGAGAACCGCTTACTGCTCTTGCTACTGCGCCAGGTGACTAGTGTTTCCCCTGACACGCTGACAATCTCATCCTTGTCTTGCATGACATTACGGATCGCAACCTCTAGCCCTTCCATCTGATCTTCCATGGCTTTAATACTTGCCTTGTACTGCTTGAGCTGGGCTATGGCTAACTCAATGTTTTGCGTTGCAACAATGGATTCGTTGGTGCTGTTGGGATAGACTAGTTTGGTCTGCTCGATTGTTTCTGGTGGTGGTAGCGTATCGGTCTTGCAAAACGCCCAAAACTTAGCCATCTTCTGAACTAAGTCATCCTTCATATCCTCGGTGATCTCAAACTCAAAGGTTACAAATTCGCTTCCACCAAATAGAACAGCCAGAAATATACGATTGATATTATGACAAGCACATTCGTGTATGAGCTGGGCAAGATCAGCATCAGGAATCCGATTAGTGTCGGCATCAAACTTATTGCGAACTCCAGAATTGTAGTTTTTTGCTTCAACAAGCACACGACCATCTGCACTAATGAAATCAAAATGAGAACGCATCCAATCGTGCTTGGGGTGAGTGATAACATAGTCTGCATCCTTTAACTCAATCTTATGTTTGTCTTGAAATAAGCGCCCAATGACAGGCTGCATGATGTGTCCCATCTGCACCGCTTCCACATCGGATAGGTCTGCTAGTGGCTTCTTGCCTTGCTTTTCTAGGATCGCATCCACCGCCCTACCATTGACAGCTCTGCGGGAATCACCACTCCACCAGGCGCTATTGCGTACCCCTGGCTCAAAGTCTGCTCGATCATTCGCCATTAGCTTCCCTCGCTTTCATCATCGCATCTGCATATTCATAAGCTAATTTAGCGCCAGCATCAGGCTCATTAAAATCACCATTGTTACAAAATATTTGCATCGCCTTGGCTGCAAAGTAATCTCTGAGATCCATACCTAGGTTCTCAAAAGACTGCACATACAACTTCTCGTTATCGTCTTGCATGAGCAAGGTCTTGTTAGTCGGGAACGCTCTCATCATGCACCCCTAGTAATGATATTGAGTAGTGCTATTAGATGATTAACTTGCTTACGGTAAAAGTCCACTTGTTTGCGCAGCTCTGCAATCTCATCTAAGCCTTGCTCTACAGCTTCATCCTGGCGCTCAATCAAGCCCTCTAGTGCCGTAATGCGCTTTTGTAAAGTGGTGGTTGTGTTGGTGCTACCTTTGGTTCGTGCCATGGTTTATCTCCCGAATGGAATAGTGGATAGATCGTCTAGTGCTTGGTGGTCTATTTCAACAAACCACTTTGCTTCTTGACCGCATTTGGTACTGCTAAAGCGTACTTGCATGGCATCGGAGTAAATCTCTCTGCCATCAACGGGATTGATCCAGCTATCCTTTTGGCATTGCTGGTTATTGCGCAAATAGTTTTGGCAACTGACACATAGTTTCATTTTGCACCGCCAATCTTTTTGGCTTCCCACCAAACACCTGGGATTGTTTCTAGGTGCTTTTGTGCAAACTTCTTTGCTTCTGAAAAGCTGGTGAAATCAAGACCGCAAATGATCTTGGATTCAGGCATACGCCAATTGAGAACAATGCTCTCTTTCATGTACTTCTCCTCATAGTTAGGTTATCTGATTAGGTGCTACAACTACAGATTACACCATGAACAATTCTAATGCAACTATTTTTTTAATCATAGGTGTTGTATAAAGCATACATAGAATTCTATATAATAGATATATAGTAATATATATATAGTAGTAGAATAGACATAGAAGTTCTAATAGAAATCGTAGTATAGAAACTTCGTAGAATATACTTCGTAAAATATATTCCTATTCTCTTTCTATCCATAGTCGTATGAGTAGAATAGACATAGTAGTTCTAATAGACATAGACGATAAATATACATCGGAGTTATACATCGTATAGAAACATCTATGTATGGGGTTCTAAAATCTTTTGGGGTTCGCCATCGGGGTTAGCGTACGGATCACGCCCAGAATGACCTAGGCGCATCAGGTAGCGAAAACAGCAGCCAATCAGGTTGTTTTGACACACGCACAGGCGTGGGAACAATCAGGTGATTTTGGAAGGTTTGAAACTCTAGGCTGCGACAACGAGGTTCAATGACAATGGTTTTGGTTTGAAATGAAAATAGAATCCATTACCAGCATTTTTTAAAAACGATTTAAACGGGTTTTAAGGCGATAAAAAAGGGTTAGATATACTAACCCCTAAACTAAGCGATAAAAACGCCTTACAGCATGAATAAAGCGCCTAGAATGGCGATCCAGCACAATATCAGGATCAATTTATCGAGAAAACTATCATTGTAAGTAATCATGGCGCTAATCTTCCAGGTTTAACGGTAGATAACCAGGCGTTAAAACTAAGCGCCTGGATGCCTTGCTTCGCTGCCCAATAACAGTAAGCGCTATATTTGGTTTTAGCGCTCATAGTTAATTGATCCTATAACCCATGTATTGATCTTGATCCAATAGCACTAAAAATTCATTCTCGCTTATTGGAATGTATTGTTTTGCGGGTTTATCCAGGTATAACCACGATCCACCTTCAAACTGTATGGCGTTAGTTTGCCGCTTAATGATTTTCCTAGGCATATTCATCGTTTTGCCTTGCGGATACCAATCGTGCCTAATCATGGTCAAAATTGCGCCTTCGGATAGCTTACGCTTTATATCGCTAAAAGTTTTCACGATTAAACCTCCAAAGGTAATTGATCCACTTCCAGCACTTCAGCGATTAGATCATCGCAATAATCGCTAGGATCAAATCTACCCCATGCAATATCTTGCGCTTCGCTCTCATTCGCTGCCTGGATCTCATATACAGCGTGTTTACTTACGATTACTTGAAATGTTTTCATAATATCCCCATTAGGTTAGTTAGGTTAATGATTAGCTAATGCTAATCCGATAAGCGCCTGGATCAAGCGCCTATCAGTTAGCACTATGCTGCTTGTTTGATTTGTGCAGCGTTAAGCGCATTAATGTAATCGGCTGCTTTTTGAGCGAGTGCCGCAGCGTTAAAAATCGCCTTATTATCGGCTTTCAGGCATTTAAGCCATGATCCAATATAATCGGCATGGCGTAAATCGCCTTCGATCTTGTAATCCTGGCATAAAAACGCTGCTCCCATTTCAGCGACTAATTCCTCAAAAGCATAAGCAGCATCGGCAAACCGTTTGCCTTTAGTACGATCCAGGCGATGCTTCGCTCCACTCCAATGGGTTAATTCATGCAAAATTGTTGCATAGTAATGCTGCTCACTTTTGAAGGTGTTTTTATCAGGCATCCCGATAAAATCCTCACTAGGTCTATAAAATGCCTGGTTTAAACCATGCTTGATGATAGCGCCTGTATTTAGAATTCGATCCTCAAGCGCTGGTACGGGATTGAATACTTCCAATGTAGGCTTAGGCTGCACAAAATCAATGCCTTCCACCTGGTTTGCATTAAATACGAAATAAGACTTTAAACAATGATAAGCGCTGGATTCTAATTGACCATTCTCAGGGTTAATTGAATCTTTTTTAATTGGCGAGTAAAAAACGATCTGAGTGCCTTTTTCGCCTTTTTTAACCATTCCACCTAATTGCTGCCATTGTTTGAACGATCCCCATAATGGCATGGTAAAACCACTCATTCCTAGGATTAAGCGATTAATTC